TCCAGCGAATTCATAGCATTAATTGACATGATCGCTTTCCTAGGCCAAAGTTTGGCTTTCCGTGCTGATCTAAATGCCCGTGAAAATTATATTGATACAGCACAACGCCGTGACAGCATTCTTAAACTAGCTCGTCTGATCAGTTATAATCCCAAGCGTAATATCAACAGCAAAGGCTATTTAAAATTTGAAAGCATTAGTACCACTGAAACAATATACGACAGCAATGGATTAGATCTCAGCGGACTAGTGATCAACTGGGCAGATGCGGGCAATGGTAACTGGCTAGAACAATTTACCTTGATCCTAAATGCTGCCATGGTTAATAACCAAAGTGTAGGTAAACCTAGTAACAGCCAGATCATCAACGGTATTACCAACGAAGAGTATCAGATCAATCTGGTGCCAAATATACTAGCTAAATTCCCATTTTCAGCCACAGTGGCCGGCACACAAATGACCTTTGAGTCAGTTAGCCCTACATCAGCTGGTAAAACTTATATATACGAAGCCAATCCTTATATAAATGCGCCATTTAATATCCTATACAAGAATGATAATTTAGGTAATGGGTCAGTAAACACTGGATTCTTCTTGTATTTTGTACAAGGTACACTACAAAGCCAAGATTTTAATTTTGCTGAAAGCATTCCTAATCGTGTTTATAGTATTAACACCAACAATATCAACAACAGTGATATCTGGTTATATAGTGTAGACAGCAACGGCAATCTTAATACTCTATGGGAACAAGTTCCAGCTGTAGCCAACACCAATGTTATCTACAATCAAAGCACGAACAAAAATATCTATCAAATTAATACTCGAGCAGGTGATCAAATTGATCTAGTATTTGGCGACGGATCATTTGCTAATATCCCACAAGGTAGTTTTAGGATCTATTATAGAACTAGCAATGCCTTGCAGTATAAAATTACTCCAGATGAAATGCAAGGTGTTGTCATACCTGTTAATTATGTCAGTGCTGGCGGTCGTGTAGAAACAATTAATATCACAACTAGTTTACAGTACACAGTGGCTAATGCTACTACCCGTGAAAGCCTAGATGATATCAAACAAAAAGCACCACAACAATATTACACACAAAATCGAATGATCACAGGTGAAGATTATAATATCTTACCTTATACATTATTCAACGATGTACTAAAGATAAAAGCTGTTAATAGGACATCAAGTGGTATCAGCCGTTATCTAGATGTTATTGATGTTACAGGCAAATATTCAAGCACTAATATCTTTGCACAAGATGGTATACTGTATAGAGATACATTTATCAACACATTTAGTTTTGAATATAACACTACCAATGATATCTATCGCGTGATATACGATCAAATCCAACCCATAGCACAGGCGCCAGAAACTCAACAATTTTTTTACGCTGACTATCCTCTGATTGTTCTTGACAATATCTACTGGCATACAACAACAACCATTGCTAATGGTAGTACAGGTTATTTCATTGATGCCAATGGTAAGATCTTGCAAATTGGATCAGCGGTGACCAGTAACAATCAATATATCGTGCAAGGATCAATCGTTCGTTTCTCAGCAGGGTCTGGCAATTATTTTGATGCAAATAATTACGTTAAAGTTGGCACGCCGAGCCAACCAGGCGACAAATATTATATCTATGCAGCCATTGAACTAGTAGTAGGTGACGGAACAAACAATGGTCAAGGTAATCTATCAAGCGGACAAGGACCTGTAACAATTAATCAAGTCATTCCTGCTGTAGGTTACAATCTATTAGAACAAACAATTATTGGTAATAAAGTATTTGCTGTATTTAATAATAGTTTCTCAAATAGTTTAGTGTCACAGATGGTCAGCTATATACAAGCCTTTGCCACCTTTGGCCTACGCTATGATGTACAATCAGGTACATGGAAAACTATTGCTCCACAAGATCTAAACACAGTTGACACATTCAGTTTAACCAATGCAGGAGATGTTAGTGGTCAAGCCCTTGACTCTAGTTGGATTATCGCATTCCAAACAGTAGGACAAACTTATACAGTGAGTTATCGAGGATTAGATTACGTATTTGAAAGCGTGCAAGAAACTAATTTCTATTATGATGGTACTACAAAAATATTTGATGCTACTACCGGTGTCACAGTCCGTGATCAAATTAAATTATTGAAATCTAATAGTAATCCCGACAATGCTAGTCCATTGGCATTAGATTACATTTGGTATATTTATAAGAGCGTGACCAATGTTGATGGCTATATAGATATCAATAAAATATTGCTAACATTCAGTGACAGCAATAATGATGGTATCCCTGATAATCCTGAATTGTTTGATTTGATTGTTAATCCAACTGTTAATACCGACAGCAAATATGTGTATTTTGTACAGACAGTAGGGTATGATAACTTTGCTATCCAGGCTCCTGTAGACAATACTAAAGTAGTATCGATATATACTTCATTGAGAGATGCACAAATATCTACAACATTATATCAAAATGGTCAACTGTTTTACATAGCAAGCACAGATAAATTTTATAAACTTAGTGTAAGCGGCGCAGTATATACCTTGGTAGAACAAACAGGTTTGAATGGTACCGCAGCCTACACAGCTAAATTAGGTCGACAAAGTCTATATTTCCAATATCGCCATAACAGTCCAAATAACCGTCGCATAGACCCAAGTCCAAATAATATCATTGACTTGTATATCATGACGCAACAATATGCTACAGATTACCAAGCCTGGGCACAAGATATTACAGGTACTATCGCTGAGCCAACAGCTCCAACTAGCGAAGAATTAGAAACTAATTATAGCACCTTAGATAATTATAAAGCCATCAGTGACACGATCATCTATAATCCTGCGGCATTTAAACCATTGTTTGGTAGCAAGGCACTAACTAGTCTACAGGCCACATTTAAAGTAGTTAAAAATCCTAATGTGGTAGTCAGTGACAACGATATTAAGACATCAGTGATCTCGGCCATTAATACATATTTTGACATCGCCAATTGGGACTTTGGTGAAACATTTTACTTCAGTGAATTGGCGGCATACCTACATGTACAACTAGTACCTAAGATTTCTAGTATCATCATAGTACCAGCAAACGAAACAGAAGTATTTGGCAGTTTGATGCAGGTTAATGCTAACATTAATGAGGTCATTACCAGCTGCGCCACAGTTAATGACGTTAAGATAATTACAGCAATTACGGCAGCACAAATTAATACCACCGGTATAGTAACTACAGTTTAGGGATCAAAATGGCAACAAGAAAGACACAGACATTTTTACCACAGATATTCCAGACTGACACGAATAAAAAATTCTTGTCAGCTACCATGGATCAATTGGTCAGCGAACCAGATCTACAGACCTTATACGGATATATTGGCCGAAAGTTTGCCCCCACATTTAATAGTACAGACAGTTATGTTATAGAATCAACTGTTGATAGACAAAACTATCAACTTGAACCTAGCATAGTGATCAAAGATGATCAAAACAACATAACATTCTTTGCAACCTATCTAGACCTACTAGCTAAAATTCGTCACTACGGCGGCATTACTACAGATCAAAGTCGGTTATTTGAACAAGAATATTATACATTTGACCCCATGATCAGCTATGATAAATTTGTTAACTTTAGCCAATACTATTGGTTGCCTAATGGGCCCGACGCATTGGAAGTTAGTACCAGCGGAGTTGATCTAACTATAACGTATACAATAGAACGTGATGCTCCTAATAATAGATATATTTTTAAGAATAATGGAGTAGTTGACAACAGCATCATCCTAGCCCGCGGAGGTGTTTACGAATTTATTGTTGATCAACCAGGACATCCATTATGGATACAAACCGAACTAGGTACCAACGGTACGCTTATAGCAACTCCAACACTTAGTAGTCGTGACGTACTGGGCGTAGAAAATAATGGCACTGATCAAGGTATCATTACATTCCGTGTTCCTCAATCAACAGCACAGGATAGATTCTTAAGCATGCCTATTGCGGCTGATATTTCTTATGCCGCACCTTTGCCTTATAATGCACTACAAAATAAAACAGTTAGTCAGTTTCTTGCTGCGTATCCACAATACGGTGGCATTACTGGACAATTAAACGGAAAAGAATTAATCTTTATCAACAGTTCTGCGTATGATAATCTAGGTGAAACCGCTTGGACTAATGGTAATGTTAGTTATGGATCACAAACTGCCAATGTATCAGTGTACGGTACTGTTGGGACCAATGTTATAAAATTACAGTCAGTTCAAAGTGTTTATGCTAACTTAGTTATATCAGGAACTGGAATTGCAGGCGGCACTACAGTAGCCAATGTAGATCTAGGTAACCTAACCATAACATTAAGTGCTAATCTTACTGCTAATGTTGCTGGTGCATATTCTTTTACTAGCACAGAATACAATCCAACATATAATGTTCCTGATGCAGATCGTTTTGATGTATGGAAGGTAGTTTATATCAATGCAGGAATAACCGACAGCAACAGCAATGTTGACTATCTGATACAACTTGTACATACAACCAATGTCCTTACCAATGAAAAAGTTTATATTAAATATGGCCTAGACAACGCCAACAAAGAATACTACAAAGACTATGACGGATTTTTTAAACAAACTCCGTTGATTTCGTCCACATTAAACAATCTATGGTTCCAAGATGAAACTGCTAGTACTTTATATCAACCAATACAGATAGTAGAATATGCTGGTTGGGTTATTGATGTTGACGCCGACATAATTGGCAAACTTACCTATACTAGCCCCAATGGGGTAGAATTTACATCAGGACTGAAAATACAGTTTGGTGATGATGTTACTCCTGCACAATATCAGAATCGACAATACTATGTTGAACAAGTGGGCGATATTGATAATGGCATACAGTTAATTCCAGTAGATGAACTAGTGACCCCAGAAGCCTATAATGATGAAAATTCTACAAACTATCCTGTGCTCAGAATAGTATTAAGTGAACAAGTAACAGAAAATATTCCAACAGGCACAATCATAACTGTTGGATCTACTAGTGTCATAGTCTATGAAGAAGTTATCATTGGCAGAAACTATATCACTACATTGACTAATGTAAGTCAATCTGACGTTGGTAATGTAGTATCCGGTCTAGGTATCCCTATAGGAACTATCGTAAGTTCTATACGCTATGACACAGTATTCCCTGAATATATCACTATTAATCGTGCTAGCATAGATCGAAATGCTTGGAGTAGAAATAACCGTTGGTTCCATATAGATGTGATCCTAGTCACAGCTGAGTATAATGGTCTACAACCAGTTTTTGACCAGGGTAGTAGAGCACAGCGTCCTATTATACAATTTGAGCGTAACATACAATTATTAAATGATGGTCGCGTGGCTAAAGCACCAATTGATATTTTAGATACTACTACAGTAAATGCCTTTACTGAACTGCAAGGCAAAACTTATGCTATAGCATTTGGCGTAACTTTATTTGATGGGCTGCGTGTTATTTTTACCGCTGATGCCGACCCTCTAGTTAATAATAAAATTTATGTGGTAAATTTAGTCCAGTACCAAGTTGATAGTAATGGATTACCTACAGGTGCCAAGCATATTGATCTAACTCTTGCCGATGATGGTAATGTAGATCCTTATACCACAGTGGTAGTTAAACTAGGACAATATAAAGGCAGCCAATGGTGGTTTGATGGAGTACAATGGAATTCAAGTCAACAAAAAACTACCCTACAACAACCACCATTATTTGATGTATTAGATGTCACTGGTAGAAGTATCTCAACTTATCCAAGAAGCACGTTTACAGGTACCCAAATATTTGGATACGTCGTTGGTGCAGGCAGAGATGATCCTATTCTAGGATTCCCTTTAAGCTATAAAACATTCCAAGCACAGGGCGATATTAAATTCCAAAACTATTTTAATACAGATACCTTTGACTACATAGATACAGCAACCAACACCATAGTGACTAATAAAGTCAATCTAGGCTATCTACAAAAGATACAAGATGCTACTAAGTTAACACCTAGAAACACTTGGTTAATGGTACCTGAAAATAGTCGACAATATCAACAGATTAGTTATATCTATGATGGTACCAATAGTCCATTTAAGATTGATGTAGCACCAAATACATCTGCAACTATTCCTAGCACTAAGGTATTCCAAAACTTTGTATACCTACAGACTGGCCAATGGTCTCTAACCAACAATGAGATTACTGTATCTACGACCTTGGCAGTTGGTGATCAAATTGATATTTTAATTTACAGTTCCGAAATTAGTAAATTAGGTTTCTATCAAGTGCCACAGAATCTGGATTTAAATGCACAGAATATTGACATTGATACACTAACATTAGGACAAGTTCGTAATCACTTGGTAGCACTAGCACAAAACAGCACGATCTTAACAGGTGAGGTTCTTGCAAGCAGTAATCTACGCGATATTGATATTAAACAACAAGGTGGTACGATCTTACATCATAGTAGTCCAACACCTTACGCTAGTTTATTTTTAATTGACGAGAAAGCAAACTTTATTAATGGTTTAAGATTAGCACAACAAGAATATACTAAATTTAAAAACAAGTTTTTAGAACTTAGCACTAGCTTAAATGGCATCAACGCCGATGATCCAGTGGCCAGTGTTGATTTAATTTTAAGTAAAATTAATCAGGTTAAGAATAAAACATTCCCTTGGTATTATAGTGATATGGTGCCATATGGTCCATTAAAAAATATTGTAGGTCAGATTGGAAACATTGATGGTTTTGAAATATTTAATCCGCTAAAATTAAACTATGAAATTACAGAAATATTTAATGATCGAGAATTAAGTAACAAGGCCGTATTAGTTTATCTTAACAATGTTCAATTGGTCAAGGGTGTTGATTACGATTTCAGCACAGAAACACCAAGTATTACTTTTACCATGGAACTTGCCGTAGGTGACATTGTTAAAGTTGTAGAATATTCAAACACTGATGGTAACTATATTCCAGAGACTCCTAGTAAACTAGGAGTGTGGCCAATTTTTATTCCTGAAATATTTTTAGACAATACCTATAGAGATCCCACAACAGTTATCAGAGGCCATGACGGTAGTATTACTCCAACATTTGGCGACTATAGAGATAATTTTATTTTAGAATTAGAACTACGTATCTATAATAATATTAAGTTACCTCAAAATTCTACCTTTGGTGATATATTCTCTGTTATACCTGGTAAATTTAGACAAAGTGATTACACGCTAGCAGAAATGAATCAACTAGCTAGCATAGATTTCTTAAACTGGATTGGTAATAATCAACTAGATTATTCAACCAACGATACATTTGACCCAAATGATGCATTTACTTGGAACTATGCAGATTCCACTGATAGGATAGATGGAAGTAAATTACAGGGGTCATGGCGTGCTTGTTATCAATATTTTTATGATACCATACGTCCACATATCACACCCTGGGAAATGTTGGGATTCTCCACACAACCGGACTGGTGGCAAGCATTCTATGGTCCTGGCCCATATACAGGTGGTAACAAACTCTTATGGGATGACTTAGAAGCAGGTCTTATCCGTTATGGTGATCGCGCAGGCATAGATCTTAACTATGCTCGCCCTGGCTTGTCGGCAGTTATTCCTGTAGACGTTAACGGTAATCTATTAAGTCCAGCACAGGCATTATCACAAACATTTAGCAGTAAGAGATCAGCGGCATCCTGGGCTATTGGTCAATATGGTCCTGTAGAATTTGCTTGGAGAACCAGTAGTGAGTTTCCGTATGCTGTTCAACAAGCGTTGGCTTTAAGTAAGCCAGCAAAATATTTTGGATCACTGATAGATACTTATAATTACTCTCCATTGAATCTACTATATTCACTCGATGAATTGCCAGACGGAACAATGACAGGATCAGAACAATATCTAACAAGGTCTACAAATCATCACCTTACACAGGATGTCATCGACTTCAACGGTGACTCAACATCTGGTACGGTATATAGAGGCGCAGGTTACTTAAACTGGATCGCAGATTATCTAACAAATTTAGGTATTAAACCCGCTAATTATCTAATTCCTTTATTAAGGAACTTCCAAGTAAATCTTGGATACAAAGTAGCAGGATTTACTGATCAAGCATATTTAGAAGTTTTAGCCGAACAAGTAAGCCCGACTAGTACTAACGCTAGTGTGTTAGTACCAAACGAAAACTATAAAGTTTATCTAAACGAGACCCCAGTACCTATAGATAAAATGATCTACAGTGCGGTAATCATTGAAAAAACTACCAATGGCTGGACTGTTCGTGGATATGATTTGTTTAACAGTTTCTTTACTATCATTCCTAGCCAAGTAAATTCAAATGCCAGCAGGATTACTGTACAAAATAAATCAGCGACGATATATAATAACTATCAAAATCTTAAACTACAAGTACCATATGGTTATGAATTTACCACACCACAACAGGTAGCAGATTTCTTAATAAGCTATGAACGTTATCTAGTAGCACAGGGATTTACATTTTCTGATCTAGATCCAACACTTAACGAGATCCGTAATTTTAAATTAAGTGTGAAAGAATTCCTGTATTGGATACAACAAGGATGGAAACCAGGTAGTATTATTGTACTAAGTCCTGTTACAGAGACAATCAATGCTATTAGTGTTGGCGCTATCACAGCAGGTATTGAGGATAGTCAATACGGTAGTAAGGTCCTGGATCAAAACTTTACTCTAATTAAAAACAACAACTACTCAGTGGTTAGAACACCTAGCACGTTTAAATTAAGCCTTAGCAATAATGCTAGTGTGATCGGGTATATTGAAGTTGATTTAGTTCAATATGAACATGCATTGATATTTGACAATACCACAGTATTCAATGATGTTATCTACCAACCAGAAAGTGGTAATCGACAATATCGTTTAAAACTAGTTGGACAAAAAACAGCAGCTTGGGACGGAAGTTTAAGTCCTGCAGGTTTCGTATACTATTCGGGTGTGGTTAATAAATGGAATCAAGGACAGGATTATCTACAAGGTGATTTAATACAGTATAAAAATCAATATTATACAGCACTACAAGATGTTGTAGCTAATACAACATTCCAATTCCAATATTGGCAACAGATTGATTCAACACAAATACAAACTGGGTTGTTACCTAATTTCTCAACATTGGCTGTGGCAAGTAAATCATATTATGATTCATACGGTGCGATTAAAGATGTTCCACAAATGCAGTTTAGCCATTCATTGATTGGATATAAACCTAGACAATATC